AGTGTAGAAAACGGTAAACGTTTTACACCAAGGTTTAAAGATGTGTTTAATGGATTTTATGAATGCCCGTATAATGATTTAAAAGTTGTTATAGTAGGACAAGATCCATATCCACAATTAGGTGTTGCTGACGGAATTGCATTTAGCTGCAGTAGAAAAGGTAAAGCTGAAAAGTCTTTACAATATATACTAAAGCAAACAATTGGCGGCTTTGAAAAAACAGGCAGAGTTATGTATACACCAGAAGAATGTGATTTAAGACGTTGGTCTAATCAAGGTGTGTTAATGATTAATACAGCATTTACATGTGAGATAAATAAAATTGGTTCTCATTATAGTATATGGAAATCTTTTACAGAGTATGTCTTTGATAATATCAATAGGCACAACCCAAAAACAGTATTTATATTGATGGGTAAGAAGGCTGAAGCATGGCAAACTTTACTTCCAAACTGTAAAATACTAAAGTGTTCTCACCCTGCATCAGCTGCATATAGAGGTGGTGAATGGAACTGTAATGACGTTTTTAACAAGGCTAATCTAGAACTAGAAAAGCAAGGGAAAACTTGCATAGAATGGTAGATTTTATTACCTTTGATAACCTTAAATTATAATATAAATGGCTAATAACCAGGAACTTAAGCGGAAGCAAGATATTGCTGAATTTAAAAAATCTTTTTATAGAACTCATGGAGTAAAATTGTATATTTACACTCCTCTTGAAGAAAATAAAAAAATTCCTTTAGGTATATTTCATGATAGTGCATTAGCTGCATTACATGATCATCACCCCAGGTTTCGTAGAATTAAAAATCTACAACATAGAACTAGATTCAGAGATTATCTTGTATATGTACAAGTTATGTCTTACTTGGCTCACAAGGAAGGACATACTAAAAGCAGTATAGGTAAATTTTTAAAACGCAACCATGCAACCGTTATCAATTCATGTAAAATGATTGAGAATGGATTTTTCAGTAATGAACAAACAGTAATGGATGCTCATAATAACACTTTAAAACACTTAGAAAAATATGTGGGAACTATTTCAGAAGATACTGAAAGCAAACCTGACTCCAAACCAGAGCTTGATCCTATTTGGTATGAAGCAAAAAATCTCCTTACCAGAGGTAGTAGCAAAGGATAGGGAAGTTTTAGTAAGTAAAGGCTTTCTTGAATTAAAAGATGGTCAATATATAATGACAGATAAAGCCAAAGTAATTTGTGCTACTCTAGACAGTTATTTTATCAAAGCTAAGAAAAAGACTGACATCCAACTAATGGGTAAAGACTTTGTAGAAAAGATAAACAGCTATAGAGAAGTATTTCCTGCTAAAAAGTTACCAAGCGGTAAGCCTGCAAGAAATAATGTCAAAGCTTTAGGGGAAGCATTTAGATGGTTCTTTGAAACATATGATCATACATGGGAAGAAATACATAAAGCAACAAGAATGTATGTTAATGAGTACAGAGATGCAGGCTATATGTATATGCAGACAAGTCAGTACTTTATATGTAAGCAAGATAAACACAGAGTAAAGCATTCTACTTTAGCAGATTACTGTGATATGATAGTAGAAGGAGTAAGTACAGAAGATGAACACTTTAAAGAAAATGTAGTATGAGTAAACCAACACCAGCATGGGTGGGCCAATATACAGCCTTCAATGATGCACTAAAATATATGTACGCTAGGTCAACAGGAGATGAAAAATCAATTTACACTCCCTGGCCTAAGTTTAATGATGCAGCCACTGATGGACTAGAATGGAATACCCTTACTGTTATTGGTGGAAGACCTGGCTCAGGTAAAACTCTGATTAAAGATCAGATTATACGTGAGTCTTTTATGCTTAATCCTAATGATGAATTTAGAGTATTAGAATTTCAATTTGAGATGGTGGGTAGAACCTCAGCAATTAGAGAATTCAGTTCTATAACCGGTAAGACATATAAAGAGTTGTGTAGTGCTGGATCTGTATTAAGTACTGACACATTAAACAGTTGTCATCAGTATGCTAAAGAAAGAGTAAAGTATCCTGTAGACATTATATCAACACCATTGACTGTAAATCAAATGCGTGATCAAATTGATCAGTATATGACTAAACATAAAGGTGTAAAAACTATAATTACATTAGATCATACAATGCTTGTAAAGAGAGCGCCTTATCAAAACAATTCATTAGATATGTTATTTGAGCTAGGTGAGTTCTTTACACAATGTAAAAGAGATTATCCTTGTTTATTTATTGCATTATCACAACTCAATAGAAATATTGATAACCCTGATAGAGCAATTGATGGCAAGTATGGTAATTATATTCTTGAGTCTGATATATTTGGATCAGATGCAATGCTTCAACACGCAGATATGCTGATTGGTATTAACCGGCCAGCTAAGCAGAAGATAAGGTTCTATGGACCTGATAGATATATTATAGAAAATGATAGGACGTTGGTATTACATTTCTTAAAAGCAAGAAATGGTGATGCAAGAATGAGTTTTTTCAAAGCAGAATTTGAAAAGATGCAGATTGCAGAAATGCCTACTCCTGGACAACAAGAACGTAGATGATAAGCACTAAAAAATTAAACACAGAAATTATGGGATTAACTCCTGAAGAACGTAAACAAAAAGTAAATAAATTAAAAGAGGAGCATGAAGATTATTTTCAAACAAGTGGTAATCTAAATGCACTGTATATACCAAAGATGGCCTACAGGCCTAAAGGTAAAGATGAATTGCATGTATCATTCTTTCCTAGTGAGCTAGATAAAGATAAAGATATATATACTGAGTTTGTAAGTATTGATTATGATTCTGAAGATCCAAAAAGAACATTATATTTGCACAGAGCAAATCCACACTGGAAATCAGAATATGAATTAGTTACATCTAGCTCAGGATTTCAAAGACATCTTATACCTGTAAGTGAATTAAAAGTTATCAATGATATAACTTCTAGAAATGGTTCTGTAATAGAAGAACCTAAATTTGTAGCAGACATAGGTAAAACATTATTTGATCTACCTAATCCTGATGCAGGTACAAGTACAGATCTAGTTGATAAACTTGAAGATATCAATCAAACATTAATAACATTAACTAAAGTAATCAATAAATTAATTAAGTAAACATGGCAAACAGCGTATTAGTAATTGCTGATTCAGGGACAGGAAAGTCTACCTCAATCAGAACATTAGATCCAAAAGAGACTTTCATTATAAACATAGCAAATAAACCTTTACCTTTTAAGGGTTGGAAGAGTAAGTATACTCAGATAACTAAAGACAATCCTAAAGGTAATCTTACCTCAGCTGCTACTGCTCCTGGTATTATTAAGGCAATGCGTCATGTAAATGACAAAATGGGCCACATCAAAACTATTGTAGTTGATGACTGGCAATATATGAGTTCTTTTGAATACTTTGATAGAGCTAATGAGAAAGGATATGAAAAGTTTACTCAGATTGCAGCTAACCTAGCACAAGTTGCTAAGTTACCAAAAGATCTAAGAGAAGACTTGACTATTATTTTCTTGACTCACTCAGAAGATTCAACTGATATAAATGGAAATAGAAAAATTAAAGCTAAAACTGTTGGTAAAATGATTGACAACACTTTAACTTTGGAAGGCCTATTCTCTATTGTTTTATTTGGAAAAGTAAATAAAAATGATGATGGTGAACTTATCTATGGTTTTGAAACTCAAAACAACGGAGAGAACACATGTAAATCACCAATGGGTATGTTTGATGATAAGTTTATTGCCAATGACCTACAATTTGTAACCAGTTGTATTGAAGAATACAACAAATAAATTAATAATTAAAATCAAAAATTATGTTAAGTACTAAAGACATGTCTGCCGGATCAGGTGGAACAAAACCAGTTATTGGAACAGGAAATCAAAAAGTAATGATCAACTCAATTACATTTGATCAAACACCATATGATATGGATGCATACAATATTACATTGCATGTAGAAAGTGAGCCTATTGTAGGTGAATTTAATGGATTCTTAAAGGATGTTAACAATCCTAATGGTGAACGTTATGCAGGCCAGGTAGGTAGAGTTAGATTCTCACCCTATCCATTTAAAGATGCTACATTAAACAATGGTAATGAAATCAGCAGAGATACAGAAGTATTAAAGGCTATGGTTTTCTTATCTGAAGTAGTTGGTAAAAGAGCTGAGCTTGATGCTATTGAAGCAAATACTATTGAAGACTTTATGATTAAGGCTGCAAAAATTTGTTCTCAAACAGGATATGTAAATGCATGTTTGGGTGCACGTGAATGGGAAAACAAAGAAGGTTATGTAAATAATGATTTGTTCCTTCCTAAGAGAAATAGAATGGGTGTACCTCTTGAAGAAGTAGATGCAGAAAATTCTAATCTTATTACATTTGACAAGAATGATACTAATCATTTCCGTCCTATGGTAAAGAAAGAATCTGCACCTGCTAATAACTTTGAACCAGCTCCTACTGCAGGATCTGACTTTGAACTTTAATATCTCCAATTAGAAAGAGTGGGCTCAGTATATTGCTGGGCCCATTTCTTTTTAATATCTTTGATTTTATGTTTAACACTAAAAACATTGTAGGAGAAGGACAAGATGTACCAAGTACTTGGGTATTTCAATATTACTTAGATCTTCCTGAACAGCTTACTGGTCAAGATGTTAAGATTAAATCTATATTTAATCCTAATGAAAGAACACCTAGCTTTTGCATATATGTAGATAAATCTATTATGCAGTATAAGTTCAAAGACTTTTCAACAGGAAAGAGTGGTAATAAAGTAGACCTAATTAAACTTGTATTTAATCTTGAATACCACGGAGCCATGACAAGGATGGTAAGTGACTATAATAAATATGTTAGATCATCAGAATATGTGCAACCAAAGTTTACACCTCAATCAAGATGGAAAATTGACTTTATTAAAGAAAGACAATGGACCACTGAGGATAGGAAGTTTTGGTTATCTTTTAGAATAGGTAAAACTATGCTTGAAGAGTACAACGTCAGACCAATTGATTATTATAATTTAATTAAAGATGATTCAGGTGAAATAAGAAAGCTAACTATAGGTAGTAAGTGGTGTTATGGTTATTTTGATAAGAATGGTGAAGTTTATAAAATGTATCAACCTTTTAGTAAGAAGTACAAATTTTATAAAGCAAAACCATATTTACAAGGTAAGGACCAGTTGACATACAAACAGCCTTATTTAGTTATTTGTTCATCTCTCAAGGATTCAATGTGCTTAAAGAGTATGGGTTATAACTTAGATGTTATTAGTCCTGACTCAGAAAATACTATGATTAAACCTCATATTATAGAGCACTTAAAGAAGAAGTATAAAAAAGTAATCACTCTATTTGATAATGATGACGCAGGTAGGCATGCTGTGGAAGTATATTTAAAAGAATATAAAATCCATGGTTTTGTGCCAACTATATGTAAAGACATATCAGACGCTATGAAAGAGCATGGGTTTGATAAAGTGCATAGTATGCTAAAGCCATTATTAAAAGAGACCTTAAATAAATAATATATGAAATGGTTTATACCGGGAAACGTACCTTCTAGTAAGAATGGAAGAAGATGGACAGGTAAATACTTTATTGCTAGTAAAGCTGTAATGAATTACAGAAAAGCTACTAAAGATATTTATCTTAAATATACTGAAGAGTTTAAGAAAGAACTCAAGAAGCATGAGCTTCCAGTTAAGATATCTTTTGAATTTATTAGAGGCAGCCGCCATAAATTTGATTATATAAATCCTGCACAAACAGTGCAAGATGATATGGTCAAGTATGGTTGGATAGAAGATGATAATGCAGAATTTATAATTCCTGCATTTGAGCAATATACTTATGATAAGAAGAATCCAGGCGTATGGATAGAGATAATTACAAAGTAATTACAATAGATGAATTTTTTAAATTAAAAGAAATGTTTCAAGGTTTACCTGATGATCAGGAGATGGCCTGGGAGATTTATAAGAATAATTATAAAGATGATGCTATTGACTTACTTATGCATAAAGCATTAGTTTTTAAACACAGAAAGAAGTTTGCTGATGCAGTTCAATTTATTGATCAGCCTGAAGTTGGCAAGCAGGCTTTATATATCTATATAGATTTTTATAAAGCAGAATCTATTTACAAAGAAATATTAGATAAAATTATGAATCAATGATAAAAATACAAGATCAGGTTGCACGGACAACCAAAAGTTTAATATTTACAGAGCCCTTTTACGGGCTCTTTTTAATTGGTATCAATAAGCAATACAGTGAGCGTATTCCTACAGCAGGA